TATGCTTCCATCATATTGGTAGTGTTGCAACCTTTGGAAGATAGTTAAGGTTTCTTGCATCTACCTCAACCTTCTCTTTCAAAGATTTAGTTATCAAGGGTTTAATCATCTCTGGTTCTAACTGATACTTTTCACAGTAATCAAGTAATGCGTCCATATAAGTTCCACCAGACTCTTTCACTGTTTTCTCTATTGCAATAGAGAACTTTTTCGGTGTCATTAATTTTTCTTCGACTTCTTCCATCATACCTCACATTGGTTTATTGATACCAAAAGATATACTATACCTTTTTTCGTTAGTTGTCAAGGGTGTTACCATATGCATTAACCATACTGGAAAAAGTATAAGTAATGACTCTCTAGGTTTCACCATCATTTCACTTCCATAAAATTCTCTATCATCAAATTGTGTAAGGACTAATCCTTTCTCAACTCTTGCATTATCAAATATAACCAATGCACCATCAACGTGCCTTTCAAACCTATTCATTATGTAATCGTCTTCAACAAACTCATCTAGATTTTCATCACCTTGTAACCCATTTGGATAGTATACACCACTCCATAAAGTTCTACCATGACCATGTATATGTGGTCTGGAGTAACCACCAGCACCTAAAATGACATTTGCCCAAAGTCCTTCTGTTCTATGTTGTTGTGCAGCTGCATAAGTTACACCACTCTCTTGTAGTATGGGTTTAGCAGAGTCAGAAATGTATAATCTAAGTTCTTCAAAACTACTGTACTTTCTTTCCATTCGTGGAAAAGATTGCCATGACATATCATTTTTTCTAAATGTTTTTGTCTTTCCTTCATTTTCTGACATTTCAGTTTCAATGTCTTCAATTAATCGTCTATTTAAATCACGATTAGCTTCACCAAAATTAACATATCCAAGTGGTGATGGAAAGATAGGTCTGAAATTAATATTTGTCATTTTTTAACACTCAAGTTACTAGGATTATATACTTCACCATCATATCCACCTTGTGTACCATCAACCCCACTATTACATCCTACAACTACACCAACCAAAAGAAATATAATAACTAATACAGTTCTTTTACTGTATAAAATAAATTTATCAAATGTTTGTTCTGCTTCTATTTGTGCTTCTTCTCTAGGTGTCATTTTCACTTATCCCAAAACAAGGTAATACTGGTGTCATTTTACAATATCTTGCATAATCATTATGTCCTACCATAATATATGTCATACCCCAAGGAACACCTATGATAAAGAATGTTAGTATTGCAAACGCATAACCAAGTCCTTTCATAGTGCAATAGTTGTGTTGATTACTCATGTTCTCCACCTTTATCTTGTGGGTCTAACTCAACTTTCTTACCGTCAATCCACATGGTTCTTGCACGACTTGGTGTTGATGTTGGGAAGTTATTGAAAAAATTTGGACTACGTTTTGCAGTTTCAAATGTAGCCACTGTGAGTACAATCGTTGCTAGTAAAATAACATGAGCGATTGCACTAAAACCAAATATATACCAACTACCCACAAGTTGTGCAAATGTAGCACACCATACCCATGCAAGTATTTGTAGTATCATATGTCTTGTTTGTAAATGTGGGATGTGTCTTAGTGGATTTCTCTCTGCGTCCATCACACCGTTCCAGCAATCATATACCCATTGTCTCATAATATTCTCCACTAATTTATAATAATGCATTGGTAGGACTTGGGTACACCTACAACTGAAAAACCAAGATACCATTCTCGCTATTTCCAGAACCTAGTTCCAATCGGTAGATTGATGTGACACAACGCATTTCTGCAACCATGCCTGAGTACCACCTCTAACTAGTCAAGTTCGCAACTCTTGGTGAGAAGCTCTTCCTTGCACAATGCGATTTCGGCCGTCACCGAAAACTCTAAAACTGGTGATGATGTTTCTGTTTCCAAGTACACCATCAAAACTCAGTTTAATTAGGCCGCAAGGGCGTAATCAACAGGCGCAAAGTTATCGTTTGCATTTACAGTTTTGACCTATCACGCAGTCATCCGACAATTCTACTCGCCTCTATCTCTGTCAGTCGAACCTAGTTCACCCCCTCAATCGAGGTTTAGTTATGGTGGAGGTGATGGGTACTGCCCCCATGTCCTGCCCAGTCTTCGATTTGTATCAACAAATTGTGATTCTATTTATATCAGATTACTCTTCTATTGTCAAGTTTATTTTTTCTCTATTCTTCAAATGTTCTTCTGCAATGTCTTCTTTAGATTGTCCATGATAACGAACTGCATGGTGGTTATCAACAAGAAGTTGATTAATATTTTGTTTTCCACCCCACCATAGTTCACCAAGTATACGTCCAAACTTACCTCTATCGTCTTTAAAAGTTCTCAAAGTAAGTTCACCAGCATTAGTCCATTTTACTAAAAAGTCTTTTGCAGCCAGTCCATACTTCTTTTCTACTTTGTCAGAAGTCCTAGATTCTGGTGTATCTATTCCATACATTCGTATACGTTGTTTTCGCATCCAGACACCAAATCCTAAGTCAATATCTACATCAACTGTGTCTCCATCAACAACTCTAACTACCTTACACTTATACTCGTACATTTATTTCTCCCATGAGATACTAGTTTCTTTTGCTGGTGATTTAACAAATCTAAAGTTATTACCACCAGCGATAATACAAGCAAGTTGTGGATTAATTATCTCTACAACACTGAACGTATTAGTTTCTAGGTTAACTGCAACAACTACTTGTGTTTTTATAAACTGTCTACCGTCTGTTGCAGCTGCAAGTCCATCTGCCTGCATATATGGAAGTTCACCAAATTGACCACCAACAAGAGCAGTTACAGTTTCTAGTGTATTACAACTTACTGGTTTTTGTGAATTGTATGTATTCTTTTCGTGTTCTGCATACGCACTTGTTCCCATAACAAGTGATAAAACCAATGCACTAAATAAGTTCTTCATTTTGATTCTCTCTATATATTTTTCCCAACTCATTCATTAGGTTTTGGTCAATACATTTCAGAGCAGTAGGAAGTATAGAACCTTTATATGCTTCTATAGACTTTCTAAAAAGTCTTATTTGATTATTTCTTGCAAAAGTATTACATTCTTCTTCTGCATCAAAAGCTATCTCTGGTATCCACAAAGGTGTTTCTGGTTGCCCTACATTAAGCTGCGTGGTCATTATTATTACTATGAACCATTTCATTTTCTTCTCTTTCCCAATGTTCTGTGAAATCGTCAATAGTTTCTACTAATAATGGTAAGTAGTCATGTTTTGTTTTTATGAACTCTTGAACGATTCCATCTTCTGTTACAACTAGAATAACAATCTGATTGATTTCTATTCCAGTTCTTTCTTCAAACATTTCTGCATATGCAGATGCCTGAATATAATAGGACTCGTTCCAATCATCATTGCGTTCTTTTGTAGAAGTTTTGAAATCAATGATTGAAGGGATTCCATTGTATTCACCAATACAATCGACTCGCCCTGCTACTTTATATTTATCAGAGTATAGCCCACACTCTTGTGCATAGATGTTATCTACTTTTTCGATAAGTACTGGTTTGATTTGACCAAAAAGAACATAAGGAAGAAAGTTTTTCTTGTGTATTTCTTCATCAAAGTTGTTGTTTAGAAAGTCTTCACACATATGATGAACCTTAGTTCCTCTGTGTGCAGCTGTTCTCGCAACATAGTTTGCAACATCATCACCAACTCGTTTTCTCCATTCCATAAGACCTTCCATCTTACGTCTTTGTAAAACAGTAGTGATAGAGGGGTAAAGTTTCCCCTCTGGAGTTACATAGAATCTTTTGCGATTGACATTTTTAGTAGAGAGTTCTGCAATCTCTACTGGTTTGTGTGTAAACATAATATATCCTCACGATTTAATTAATCCATAATAACACAACTCAACACACTTGTCAAGTCAGTTTTAGTGCAGCTTCTGTAGTTTCGTTAACTCTTCTTGTCCAACCACGACCAAAAGTTTTGAAGTGTTTCAACTTCTCATAATACTTTTGTCTTTCTGATTGATATGTTTTGACAACATCTTCTATTCCATGTTTGTCAGTATATGCTTCAATCTTTTTAAGTGAGTTAGGGCCTATACCACCATCAACTGCTGTGCCGACAATCTTTTGA